TCCACCTAACATAGATACTTGAAAAAAAGCCCCATCATTGTCAGCTTCTTTCTTAAAGCTAACATGCATGTGCTTAGTGTGTTTGTTAGCCCCTGTGTACTTACGCCACTTCCAGTTAAGGATGCTGGAGCAGATTCGTCCATCGTAAATGATGTAACTAATACGCTTGTCTGTTTTTGACTTGGACAAGCTACGAAGCTGATCAGCAAGATCTCCCATGATGTCTGGCTTCCCGCCTTTGAATAGGTCTTTGTCCACATCAATGGCGCGTACCCAACCCTGCTCATCTGGATTATGATCTGACTTGCGAGCAGCGTGTCGGGTATCACCGACCCAACCATCCGATGTGCGGTCACGATCTGGGAACGAGTCATCGATCTGCTCTCTTAACTGGATAGCAGCTTTACTTAACTTGACTTTCATCCAAGTAGGAGCTTCGCTTCATCTTCTGAGATGCCCAACTTCTCTAGAAGCGCAGCCTTGTCAGCAGCCTTAGCCGCCTTGTCTGCATCCTCTGCTGCCTTAGCATCTGCATAAGCCTTAGCATCTGCTGTGCGCTGTGCTACTTCCTCTGCTGTCAATTCGATCTCTGAGACTTCCCCAGTAGAGCAATCAACTACGATCTTTGTGTCTGCCATGTTTGTCTCCTTATGAGTTCTTGATGCCGTAAAGCGTAGCGGTTGAGTATTGATCTAATGTTGATGAGTAAAGAGAAGTAAGGCTAATTGCATTGATAGCAGCTTGACTTGCAGGATTCCACAAACCAGCCACCAAGTATGAATAACTTGTAGTGGCGTTATTCTCCATAGTTGCATCGATAGAGACTGACTTAGCAACAGTTGTGCTCGTGTAGTTTGGGATGTAAATAAAATTGTTGCTGAAAGTGCTAGCAGTTGCGTTGTCTGTAGGTACAACAATGCGCTCAATGTATGTGCCTGAGTCTGCTGCCGAGCGCGTAGCACTTCCTGAGCCTTCAAGCATACGAGCAGAATAAACAGAGCCAGAGTCACCATTAAAGCGCAGTCCTAGATCTGTTGAAACATCCGTACCTGTGCGAGTTGTACGAGCTGAGACATAGATAAGCAGGTCAGTATAAGTTGCAGGAATAGATGAGAAAGACATCGATGCTGCCCCACCTGATCCGACTGTAACGGATGCAATCTTGATAAATGTATCAGGCACTTTTCACCCCGTATAATGTAAATGTGCAACCAGTATCAAATGAAGTTCCAGCGTAAAGAGTCATGCTAGAAATAGCAGCAGTGTTGCGCCATAAACCTACAGAGGTATCTGCATAATCTGGTGCATAACCGCTACGGCTTACGAAGGTTTTATTAGTTGTCGTGTTTGAGTAATTCATTAGATTGACAATGGTAGGTGCGAAGCTGGCAGTTGGAAAACCAGAATAAGACAGATAAACTTCTGTTTGATTACTTAGTCTCTGGCTAAAAGCCGAAGATCCTGTGCCGTACATCTGAGTCACAGAGTAGGTGCTAGTGCTAACTCCGTTAAATCTAGCTACTAAAGATGAATTGGTGGATGTCGCTTTAAGGCTACACACTAAAACTAGATCTGTGTAAGTGCTAGGAATGGAACTAAAAGTGAAGCTAGAAGTTCCGCTGGATGTCGTTGTATGTGTAGCAATCGGAGTGTAAGTTGATGGCATGATTAACCCTTAATTCCGTATAGGGCGAAAGATGAGTACTGAGTAAAAGCCGTACCAATGTTGGGAGTAATCGTGATCGTTGAAATTGCAGCAGTGTTTAACCAAAGTCCACTGTATAAACCTAAATAACCTGCAACACCTGCAATAGTTCCATTTAGATCTGTACCGCCCAATAATCTAGTTGTTTTGTATTTATTTGTATTGGCATAATCCAAGATATCTAGAACATAAGATCCTGGATAACTGCTAACTGTTGTTCCTAGATTTGATCCACCAGCCGAAGTTTGAGATCCACCACCATCTGCAAAAACTGTTGAACCTTCACCATAGATTTGATGAATAGCGTAGTTGCTTCCTGAGTCAGAATTGAATCTATGCTTTACACCATCCACTCCAAAGGTCGCTCGATTTGTAAAGCCAAAGGCTCTGATCTGTAAATGTGTATAAGTAGATGGGATGCTAGTAAAACTAACGCTAGATGCTCCACCTGCTCCGACAGTTACAGTAGCAATAGACTCGTAAGAGTTAGCAACCCCACCACCGCTAGAGGCGATGATTCCAATTAGTGAAGGAAGCATTAGGCAACTGCACCGACTACAATCCATGAGTTAGCAGCGATCTTGATGCAAGCTGCTGACTTATAACGAGCAAGGACTGGAGCAGCAGCAACCGCACCTGCGCTCACGACTGTCGTAGTGCCAGATGATGCAGCTTGGATAGTAGTAACCCCTGCACCCTTCTGATAAACAAGCAAAGTTGTGCCTGTAGGAAATGCGTAAGTCGCATCTGTTGGGATGCTAAAAGTGTTGGCTGAAGCATTGTCCATCGTGACAATGGCGTTAAGTCCATCTGCCTTGACTGCTGTGTATGTTAAACCAGTCTGTGCATTGACTGTAAGACCAGCGAAGGATGCATCAATAGCATCGCCTAGTGTTTCGATGGCAGTCGCGCCATTTTTTACAAGGTCGCTCGATGTAGGAACGCTCCAGCCGAACGAAGGGGTGGTAGTTGCCATTAGGTTAGTGCTCCAGTCGCGTTAGTCCAAGTTAGTATAGCATTCACGCCAGTCCATTGAAGTGAGGCTGGCAATACTGTTTCCCATTGTGTGGTAGATAGTGAGAAGTCTGTAGCTGAGACATAGAGGGTAATGTCCACATAAGTAGGTGTAGCGTTAAGGGCAACATTTTCGACAAAGCCGTCAAAAGTGCCACCTAGTAAATTGCTAGGAAGATTAGTAATAAGCACAGGCTGACCAAAAAAGACATTGATAAGGCTGTCAAGCATGGCGCTCGGCATGTCTGGATTATCTAGACGAAAGCGAATAGCACCTAATGACCCGCGTGGATTTTTTCTAAGGTTTAACTCTCTAGAGGCGATATCAGTGATGTCTGCAAGGTTCTTAATGTTAGAGTCCACCGAGCGCTCAAAGAGCCCGTAAGAGGCTATAGAGTCTGGATCTGAGGTGCTGTAGGTTGAGCCGTATCCTGTAGCGTATCTGTAGATAAGGCTGTTACGGATGCGAGCAATCTGAGTTGTTGAGGTGATAGAACTTGGTGTTGCATAAGACCCGTCAAGGTTAGTAAAGCCATTTGCTGCGAGATAGTTAGATCTGTGATCCGCATCGGCATATGAGACATCCCCGTCCTTTTCCTCAAAAAGAGTTCCGAGTGCGCTGTTAGCGATCTGATCTGTCAAGGTCTGAGACTTAGCAGAGGCACTAGCTGCAAGGGCAATCATGGTGTAGAAGCCTGAGTCCACTTCACCAATGTAAGACTCTGCATTAGCCCAAGTCACATCGGCTGGGTATGTATCCCATGTAACAGTTGGTGTGACCTCTGCCCAAGTAAGATTAAGAGCTTGACCTAAAATGGCTGCAATCTGTGCGCCATCTAACCCTTCTGACAGAGCTGTGTTATAGACAGCCTTTGTCAGTTTAGCTAGTGAGCCAATGCCTAAGATTTTACCTGTGGTTATGTAACCAATTTCTTCTGGACTACGCACACCGATGTTAAAGTCTGACACTTCCCCACCGAATACAGTGACATAAGTGCCAGATGAGTTCTTAAGCTCTAAGGTAATTGGTTCTGTGACATTGATGGTAAAAGGTGAGTTATCTGTGTTGATGATCTCTACTTGGCAGTAACCTGCTGTGGCTTGGCGATCAATGTCTAAGCGACCAGAAGCAAATGACACAGAGGTGACAGTCGTATAGACATCATCACCTACTGTTACTCGCCACTCTGGAAGCCATGTCATCCTACTGTTAGCGTTCCTCTGTCTCGTGCTTCACGCAATACTTGGTCAATAGCCTCTGCGATGGCGTTAGGATCTCCCACGCCTGTGTTCACAACGATAGTCGCACCTGCGCCATAACTGGCTGCTGCTTGAGCTGCATAACGAGAACCTGATAGTGCATTGGATAATGGTAAGCCTTGAGCCATACCGCTAGTCAGAGATTGACCAGCAATCCCACCCATGTTGATCTGGCTAAGAAATGCAGCGTATTCCTGCTCAGCTCGAGCTTGGTAGTTAGCACCTAACACAGCACTAGGGAGATCAGCACCAGCATTAAGTGATTGTCTCATTTGTTCGTACGCCCCAGTAAAAAGTACTTGTGAAGCTACATCATAAATCTTTTGATTTGAAGTCGTAAAATCTGTAGTGTTTTTTGGAATTGTATAAACAGGTGCTCCATCAGTTGCGCCTGCTGCTGCCGCTGCCGCTGCCGCTGCCGCTGCTGCTGGTGTTGGCGCAGTGCCAGTCTTGCTGCCTTGCAGCTTGTTTAACTCAATCATCTTTGCAATAGCAGCATCTAAATTACCTAGATTGATAAGATCCTTTGGTTTAAGCCCTTCAAGGATTGTCTTAATATCTTTCATCTTAAGATCTTGGTTGATTAAACTACCAAGAATCTTATTGTCTGCATTAAGTCTATTTGTTGCAGCAATGATTGCTGCTTCGTCCTTTGATGCAATCGCATCTTCTAGGGCAGAAATTGATTCTTTGACCCTTAAACGAGCAGTGTCATTAGTAATCTGAAAGAGCTGGGAAGAAGTAGTTGCCTTGTTTAATTGCTCAGCTTGATTTGTTAAAGCTGCAGCAACTTGAATCCTGTCCATGTCAAAAACATCTTTGCTTTTACCAAGAGCAAGATTTGCCTTGTCAATAACACCTTGCAATCTTTTAGCTGCATTTTGCTTGTTAAGCAAAGCCAGTCTTTCCTTCTCGCGCTTTGCTGATTCTTTCTCAAGTTTGGCTAGAAGTTCTTGCTGTTTCTTTTCAGTCAGCGTTAGTTTAGCTTCTTCCTTCTTATCAGCAGGCGGTGTTACATTCACGCCAAACTGAGCACCTGCAAAACCAAAGAATATGTTCTTACCAAGATTCTTCAGGTTTTTAATTAAGGTAGGGATTACGCCAATG